CATCGTGTTGCTGCAAAATCGGCTTGCCACCCCAACACATTTGTGTTTCTTTTTATCACAACAACAATGGCATTGAAGAGGTTTCCTCTGTTGCCGGTCGGTGTGATAGCAGGTCCAGTCCTAATTAGTACATCACCTGTGGTGGTGACTTTAGGAACAGGCTTAATTGCTATATCTTTTGTGAAACGGCTATTGCATCAGACAAACTCTGTGGAAATTTCAGGAGATGGAAGTAGCTATGTGCGGTACGCTGAGTCTCGGGAGGGGCAAGATGTTGCTTTGGATGAAAAATCCTTAGACAGTCGAGTCGCCCGAGATGTAACAGGGACAAGTTCAAGCGCCTGGGCCGCACCGTCGAGTATTTTAAAACATACGCGACAGGTTACCGAAATTGAAAGAGGTTTGTACAGAGATATTTTCAAGGACAATGAAATTCCATCTGTCATGGAGGAGAAACTGCAGAAACTGTTATATTCTGAAGGTGAAAAGGTACGAAGACGATGCCAATTCGAGACTCTTGTTTTGAATACACGCAAAGTAAAAGTACCAGAGGTAGGATGTATCCCTGATATCCAAACTTGGTTCGACGCAACTTTTCCAGGAAACTCTGTTAGGTTTTCGGACTTTGACGGTTACACTGTAGCCACTGAGAACTTAAACATTGACGTTTCAGATTGTAAGATCAAATTTGGAAAAGCGTTTCGACCGTATGAATTCAAAGAGGCTCTAAAACCTGCGCTGCGGACAGCCATGCCTGAAAAACGGCAAGGTAGTTTAACTGAGAGTATCCTGGCTTTTCGGAAACGGAACCTAGCAGCCCCGAGACTTCAAGGAGCTTTGAATGAATGGCATACAATTGAGAATGTGCTGAAAAAGTCATTGAAAGTATTCTTCTTTGAAGAGTACATCGATCGCTCGGATCATTGCACCTATGAGTCAGCACTCAGATGGTGGGACAAGCAGTCTGTGACTGCAAGAGCGCAATTGCTTGCAGACCAAAGGCGTTTGTGTGATATTGACTTCTGTACTTACAATTTCATGATAAAAAATGATGTGAAGCCGAAGTTAGATCTCACCCCTCAGGTTGAATATGCTGCTCTACAGACTGTTGTCTATCCGGACAAAATTGTGAATGCATTTTTTGGTCCCATCATTAAGGAAATTAATGAGAGAATCATCAGAGCGCTACGACCTAGTGTCGTTTTTAACTCAAGGATGACTGCTGATGAACTGAACGAGACGGTAACTTTCTTGACCCCCAGTAAGTACAAGGCCCTTGAGATAGATTTTTCAAAGTTTGATAAATCAAAAACTGGGTTACATATCAAGGCTGTCATTGCACTCTACAAGCTTTTTGGACTTGATGGCTTGCTGAAAGTACTTTGGGAGAAGTCTCAGTACCAGACTTATGTGAAAGATCGTAACTACGGTCTTGAAGCTTATTTGCTTTATCAACAGAAATCTGGTAATTGTGATACTTATGGGTCGAACACATGGTCCGCGGCTCTTGCATTGCTTGATTGTCTTCCTTTGGAGGACGCTCATTTTTGCATCTTTGGCGGTGACGACTCTTTGATTCTGTTTGACAGTGGTTATATCGTGCCGGATCCCTGTAAGCAACTTGCGGGGACATGGAATTTTGAATGTAAAATATTCGACTTTAAGTACCCGGCTTTCTGTGGAAAATTTTTATTGTGTGTCGATGGTAAATACATGTTTATCCCTGACGCCGCTAAATTTATCACTAAATTAGGCCGTGCCGACGTACGAGATGTAGAAGTCTTGAGTGAGATATTTATCTCTATCAATGACAACTATAAATCGTATCGGAATTTTAAGGTACTAGATGCTCTTGATAAGGCACTTGTTGATCGATACCATTCACCTTATAGTGCTATTTCTGCTTTGGTTTCTTTGTGCTACTATATTTTCGATTTCGAAAGGTTTAAATTGTTGTTTAATTGCGAGGGGAGATTTGTTGAAAAGAAGATAAGGAAAGATTTTGAGTGGTGAACTCGAGATCTTGATGTATTTATTTTCACTTCTCTCGTAATGGATAACAATTTTTGCCTTACTTGTGGTAAGCTAACGACTGACAAGTACTGTAGTAGGAAGTGTGAACGTAAGTATGTGTTTACTGAAAGAAGGACTCAGCTGCTTGAAACTTATCGGAGATTGTGTATAGAACCTCGAAAGTGTGCACTGAATGAGATCTTGGGTTATTCCTGTGGAATGTTATGCTCCGTGGAGGAAGAAACTAGCGATCGGGAGACCAAGATTAGTAAGTTCTGCGGTACAAAGCATGAGGAATTGTATTCATCTCTGAAGAAGAAATCCTTGAGGGACTTACAGCTTGAGTACCTAGAACGTAGGTTTACTCAAATTCGTTTTGCTTCTGAGAACAGGCTTAAGAAAATGGAAAGTCAAATAGCTGAACTCAAGAAAACGGTTGATTCTGAAGATGAAACCGA